TGAAGGAGATGAGATGGCCGTCACCCCATCGCAGCAGCACCAGCGTCAGTGTCCGAAGTGCCGCGCGCGGGAGTGGTGCATCACGGTCATGGACCTCATCGCGCAGGCGAATGGATACCTGTCGTGGGAGATGCTGGAGGCCGAGAACCGGATCGCCCGGATGAAGCCATCTGAACAATGAGGACGTAATCAGACCGAATCATTGACCGCTCACGACGAACCCTTCCCCGGAGTGAGAGTGACAGCAGCCACCCACACCAAAGACCCCGCCCGCGTCAAGATGGGCAAGTCCAACCGCAGACGCGGCCGCGACTTCGAACCTCGCGTCACCGCATGGTGGCACGCCCACGGATGGATCGCGGGCAATACACGGGGGAGCCACGGCATCGAAGACGGCTACGCGATGAAGGCCGGGCATGATCCATGCCTCTGGCAGGCGAAGCTCTCGGGCTACCTCGCGCCCAGAGAACGCCTCGACCTGATCGCGCGCGCGGAGACCGCCGGAGCCGTGCCGCTGCTGATCGACCGGCCCGCCCACGGACGCATCCGGGCACGCCGGCTGCTGATGAATGGCGAAGGGTATGACGAGTGGGGAGACTGATGGGCGGCGAGGGCGGGCGCGATGACTTACGGAAGTGGGGGATTGAGGCACTCAAAGTGCGGGCCAAGTATATCAAGGCGGCGGCGACTAAAACCGGCGAGTTGCGGTTCAACTGGAAGATCGTCAGCGCAATGAACCGCACACCGGAAGAGTCAGCGGCCGTGCGCCGCCACACGGAGGCACGAATGGCTAAAGAGTTTGCAGAGGCACAGGAGAACTATGAGGCCGCGTCCGAAGCCGTCGTCGCGGCGCGGAATGCGTTCTCTGAACTAGAGGGAGTGGTCAACTCACAGATCCGGAAGTTCCTTCTGGAGTTGCGCGACTTACGGATGGCGATCCATTCCGAACTCGCCACCGTGACATCTGACATGAAGGACCTGCGCGCGTTCGCATTGGCCCCGGAGCACGAGCAAGAGGTTCGTCGCCTCCGTGAGCTATGCGATCTGTGCGACAGGCTGCGTGCTCTGCACGCATCAGGACTACTAGACGCGGTGACCGGAACGATCATGACTCTCATGGAGGGGGAACGTGGAACGCAAGGACGCCAAGGTACTGGCGCGGTACGGGCAACTCAGGAACGTTCCGAGAGCAGCGACTGAGAGGGTTGACCCAACGACGGCCGCTGAATGGCTCGAGCGATCCAGGGGAAACAGGCGCATCAGTCAGGAGCACGTCACCCGACTCTCCGATGAGATGAGGTCGGGACGGTGGCAACTTACCCACCAGGGGATCGCCTTCGATTCAGATGGCTACCTGATTGACGGCCACCACACCCTCTGGGCGGTACTGCTATCCGGCGTCACGGTCGATCTCATGGTGACGTCCAATCTAAGGCCGGAGACGATACGCGTGATCGACACGGGGAAGACTCGGTCCCTGCAAGATCGCCTGACGCTCTCCGGACTCTGGGGAACGGTGAGCAGGGCGGAGGCTGCATGCCTGAAGCGGATGGTCCGTGGGCACGCCAGGACGATGAAACGGTCATCGTCAGATGAATACCTGGACTGGAAGAGCAACGCGCGGCACGTTCGGTTCGCTGTCAGCGTCACCGAAGGTCTCGGGCGTGGCGTGAGGCTCGCCGCAGTTCGCGCCGTGGTCGCCAGGGCACATAGAGCGATCGATGCCGAAGTGCTGCACAAGTTCTGCTGGCAGATGAAGAATGGACCGCTCATCGAGACCCTCAAGGGCATGTCCGATCGCGACACCTACGACACGGCCGAGCGGGCGCTGTGGGCATTCGTCTATGACAGGCCGATGGCTAGCGGGGAAGCATTCTGAGGCAGGACCACGGCCGCCGCAATCACGCGGCGACCATTGCGAATAGGGGGAATGACCAATGGCAAAGCGAAGAAAGCCGGCAGACGACAGCGGAGACCTCCCGAGAGGGCCCGAACTCGTCCTGATGAGGCTGTCGGAAGGGGAGCTCGCAGAGCGCCGGGACCGCCTGATCGGAGTCTGCATCGAGCTGAAGCGCACGAGGAAGGATCAGTCCTCGGCTCTCAAGGCGTACCGCGACCGCATCAACGGCCTGGAAGACGAGATGGACCGCATCACCGACGCTATCGCCTCGGGACAGGAAGAGCGCGAACACCCCACCCTGCCGATGATGGGGGGGTGAGGGGTGGCCGTCTCGGTCCGAATCGAAGACGAGGCCTTCTCGGACCTGCGGTACGACACGCTCGCCCAACTCCTAGGGCTCCCGGACGCCGACTGCGCCCGGGGGAAGATGGCCACGATCTGGAGGCAATGCACCATCGAAGGACGCAAGGTGATGAGTACGCTGAAGGTCGTCCAAGCCTTGGGTGAACGCGGAGTGAAGGCTCTCTTGGAGTCAGGGCTTGGCCTGCCTAATAGGCATGGGGTGCTCATCTGCGGCATGCAGGAACGCCTTGAGAGGGTGTCTAAGTTGCGGCAAGCAGGGCGCTTAGGGGCGAAGTACGGAAAACAGGGTGGCCGTCCGAGAAAAACCCCTAAAGGGGTTTCTACTAATAGGATACGAAAACCCCTAAAGGGGTTATCACCAAAACCCCTAAGGGGGTTATTGCAGAAACCCCTAAAGGGGTTTTCGCCGCATCTAGATCTTGATCTTGGTTTAGATCTTGATCTTCAGATCTCTAAAGATCCAGATCGATCTACAGATCTAGCCCCTAGGGTTGAAAGAGCTAGTGCGATCCGCGCGAAAAAGCCGCGCGGTAGGCACAAACCTGCTGCGCCGCTGGAAGGTTTCGCACCTTTCAAAGACTGGGCCTACGCCCAATGGCTCGCAGCAGGAGGAGCCGGAGAGTGGGCGCAGGCCGAGTGGGTCAACCTGCACCGTGCGTGGGCAGGCTACGTCAAGCACAACGCGGGCGGAGGCGACGAACTCGCGCGGGCATCGTGGACCGACTATCTCGCTGACGCCTCGGACTTCTACGCCGGCCACTACCCGAAGAAGTGGGCATCCGAACCAGCCCACTGGCCGAGAAAAGCGGCGCTGCTCAGTCCGAAGACCGCGGGCAACGCCATCGCCGCCCGAGACTTCATCGCCGACATGCGGTCGGAGAAAGGAACCCAGTGACAGACCGAGACCTGGAACGCTTCACCGCCATCGTCACCGCAACCGCAGAGACATTCGGCGAGACCGTCAGCAAGGCCCGACTGTCGCTGCTGTTCAACCTGACAGCCGACCTCACCATCGAGCAGTTCGAGCGGGCCATGCTCCGCTGCTCACGCATGTCGCGCTTCTTCCCTCGCCCAGCAGACATCCTCGACGCCGCGGGCTCCGATGCCATCAGCCTCGAAGACCGGGCGGAGCTGGCGCTGCGGGCTGTTGAGCAGCACAACGACTCATGGTCCAGCGTCGTTTTCGAAGACCGGACCATCCACGCCGTAGTCGAGCAGATGGGCGGCTGGCTGGCCGTGTGCGATGCGATCCGATCGATCCGTGACACCGAATACGGCTTCTGGCAGCGCGACTTCAGGCGCATCTACGCGGTGTGCGCGCGGTCAGGGTGGACAGGGCCCGACAGGCTCGCAGGCCAGATCGAGACCGTCAACGGCGCCAAGGGGCTCGGTGGGGCCGGTGATGTCAGGTTCATCGGGAGCCATGGGACCCCGAAGAGCCTACCCCCTGCGGTAGAATCGGCCGCGAAAGGGGGGACGTGATGGATAGACACGCGATGGAGCGCTGGATCGAATCGACCTACGGGCGTGAGTATCCGGCGGACGTGTTGCCGCTCATCCTCGAAGCCAGGGCCTTGTTCTGCTCGCTCATACGCGAAGATGAACAGAAAACGCAACGACAGGAAATGAACAAATTCCTGGAACGCATGGGGCCGCCGCTTTTCGACCCTGGTATGGCCAACGTGAAGATAGGGGGCAAACGGCGCGCTCGTGGCATGCGCTGGATCCGCTGGAAGCTCCTCGACTGCTGGCGCGACGGCGGGCTGCAACTCTGCACGCCATCGCACTGGGTCAAGTGCACGTCATCGTACCGGGTCAGGGCTGACCATTACTATTTGCACAAGCCGGCCTTGACAGATATCCAAGGGGGGGCGTGATGCACACCTGCATCGACGGCTGCACGATGCCGGGCGAGAGCATCAACTGCCTCGCGTGCGACGCAATTCTGTTCTACGGGGCGCTCAAGGAACTGTACGCGCTGGAGGGACTCGGCCCGCCGTGTATCCACGCGCAACCTATCCCCAGTGATCCCTTGACAGATCCGCGCCGCATGCCGTAGAGTCTGCCGCGTCGACCCCGAGAGGCTGATCCCCCCTCCTGAGTGGACCCACGAGAGATAGGCCCGTGAGCGTGCGCACGCCGCTTGCGGGCCTTTTCTCTTTTCCGGCTACGTGCGCTGGCCCGTGAATCTTCGCAGCGGATTCAATGGCCCGTGGCGGTGCACGACCAGGCGCAGGTCGCAAGCGCGACCCCAATTCCTTCCGGGGGTTCTGCCGAGACTTCGCCGACGACCCGACCATCTTCGCGCGCGCCAAGAAAGCCGCGCTCAAGGCGCTTGACGCCGGCGACGTCGACCCCTACATCCGGCTCTCCGAACACGGTCACGGCCGCCCGCCCCAGGCGCTCCACATCGACGCGACGCTGCGCGGCGACGAAGCGCACCCCGTCTACGTCGCCCGCTTCGCCGACGCCCCGGAGAGTGGCGACGCTCTACCTGCCGCCCCTGTACCCCTACCAGCGCCGATTGCTCGAGGACACGCATCGTGACATCTGCACCGTCTCGGCGACGCAGATCGGGAAGACCTTCGCCGAAGCCTGCTGGCTCATGGCGCGCGCGTGGGAGGACCCGGTGAGGCTGCATCCGTGGTGGTGGACAGCGCCCACCTACAACCAGGCCATGACGGGATTCAAGCTCATGCTCGCGCTGTGCAGTTCGGCTGGAATCATCCAGGGCGCGCCGCGCGAGTCGATGCCCCAACAGATCAAGCTCATCAACGGCGCGGTGATCGAGTTCCGCTCGCGCGACAACTTCGAGGGCCTGATGGGCTCGACCATCGCGGGCGCGGTCGTCGACGAAGCCGGCTCGATGACGGTCGAGCAGCACGCCGCGATCTCCACACGCCGCTCGGCAACTCTCGGCCCGATCCACTTCATCGGCAACCCGGGGATGGTCGCGGGCCCGTTCCGGCGGCTGTGTGCGCTCGGGGAATCCGGCGAAGACGGCGTTCACTCGCTCCATCGCTGGACGTGGAAGGACCGTCACGCAGCGCTCCCCCCCGAGCAGGCCGCCGCATACGCCGAGTTCATCGAGCAGGAGCGCCAGACGCAGGCCGACTTCGAGTTCCGGCGATTGTACGAAGCCGAGTGGACCGAGGACGAGGCCGCGGTGTTCCGCGGGGTCGACCTGATCTCAGACGGCGCGCCTCTCGAGACCGGTGCACCAGGTGAGCGCTACGCGATCGGCATCGACGTGGGCCAGCAGGTCGACTACCTCGCCGCGATCGGCATCGGCATGCAGTCGCGACGCGCGGACTTCATGCTCCGCTTCCGTGGCATCCCATACCCGCAGGCGGCGCAGCGCGTGGTTGAGATAACAAAGCGCTTCCCGGGATGGTGCATCGTCGAGAGCAACGGGCCCGGACTAGGCTTCTACCAGGAACTGCGGCGTCTCAACGTGGCGTGCTCGCTGTTCGATACGACCACACGCAGCAAGGATGAGCTCGTCATGGGTCTGGCCGGTGCGCTCAACCCAGAGGCGCCGAAGCTGCGCCTCGCCGTGCTGCCGCCGTTGCAGCACGAACTGAAAATCTTCCGCTACACACGCCGCGCCAGCGGCTTCACATACAGCTACTCGGCCCCTGCCGGGGAGCACGACGACACTGTCATGGCTCTTGCGCTCGCGCATCTGGCGACGCGCAGGGCGGGGAGCGCCGCGTGGCTGGTCGCCTGAAGCGCGTCCTGTCAACGGCCCTGCGATCACTCCTCATTCGCGTCGAACGTCCCATTGGCCACGGCGCTGTCGTGCGCGACATCGACGGCATCTGGGTCCCCTCGTACTCGTCCCCGTTCACGATGGCCGATTCCCTCATCCAGCCGTACGCGCAGCATGCGACGGTCTACAAGGCCGTCACCATCATCGCGCGAAACATCGCCAGCGTGAAGCTGGAATTCTTCAAGGGCGACTCGGATGAGGCCCTGCCGCCTACCGATCCAATCGTCGCGTTGTTCTCGAACCCGGAGAAGCGCAGCGGACTCAGACAGCGCCAGTTCGTGATGAAGCATGCGCAGGACATGGAGTTGTCGGGTGACTGGTTCATCGAGTTCGGTGAGTTCGCACGCGGGGGCAAGGGGCGCTCCGAGATCCCCACCACGATGCGACGTCTGCCGCGCTCGCGCATGCGCCCAGACATCGAGCCCAATACCGGGGCGATGCGCGGATGGATCTATCAGCCCCCGGTGGGCGCGGCCCGGCATCTCCCCGACGAGAAGATCATGCACAGCTTCTACCCATCGCCGTACGACGACCTGATGGGGATGGCGCCCATGTCTGCGGCGCTGCTCGATGCCGACTCGGACTATCAGGCGGCGATGTGGAATCGCTACTTCTTCGAGAACGACACATCGAGCGGGGTTGTATTCAAGCGCGACAAAGACACCTACTCCGACCCGGAGAAAGACCGGGAGTTTCTGGAGTGGTGGAAGCAGAAGCGCGCCGGTGTATCTCGCTCGCACACGGCGATCCTGCCGCCGCCGGGGACGGACGTCACCGAGCTGGGCACGTCACAGTCCGAGATGGGGTTCATTGACCTGCGGCGCTTCTCGCGCGAACAGATCCTCGCGGTCTTCGACGTGCCGCCCGCGGTTGCGGGCGTGTTCGAGTATGCGAATTACGCGAACGCGAAGGAACAGCTCCGGTACTTCTGGTATCACAAGCTGTTCCCGATGATGGATGACCTCGAATCCGTCATTCAAACCGACTTCCTCGACCGCTTCAACACCGGAGTCCGCGTGGCGTTCAAGCGCGAGGACGTGCAGGCGCTGATCGTGGACTACGACCAGAAGATCGACGCGGCCGTGAAGCTCTGGGGCATGGGGCTGCCGTTCGACGTGGTGAACGAGCGGCTGGACCTTGGCTTCGACACTGAAGACATCGAGGGGACGGACATCGGCTATCTGCCGTTCTCGGTCCAGCAGGTAGGGGCCGAGCGGCTGCCCGCCCCAAGTGACGCCGGGGAAACACCGGACGAGACGGACGAGACGGAGCCGGGCGAGAGGAGTGAGTCCCGCCGGTCGAGTGTGGCGCTGTCGTTCCGGGAATCAGACGCACGTCGCCGCCGATGGCTGGCCTACATGCAGGCCATCGACCGCTCGGAGCGATACATGCTTTCGGCGTGGCGCGGCTTTCTCGAATGGGCCGGGACGCAAGCGGTCAAGGACCTGCACGACAGCGAGCAGGCGGCGTTCCTGGGGCTCGTGGTCCATCGCGAGAATCAGATCCTCCCGGACGACGAAGAGGTCATGAACGAGGCTAAGCGCCGGGTCAGGGGACCGGAGGTCGCCGCATACCGCGCGGGGAGGAAGACCGCTGAGGCGGATCTCGATAAAAACCTCGCCTTCGCGCTCGTGGACCAGAAGATCGTCAAGGCGCTCCAGAAGCGCTCGGTCTACATCAAATCGGCAGCGCTCGCGGTGCAGAAAGACATCAGGGATCGCGTGGGCGCGGGCATTGCCGCTGGCGAGTCAGTCTCGACGATTGCCGACTCCATCCTCGAATACATCGACCAGTCTAAGCAGGGGATGGCGCAGACGGTGGCGCGCACAGAGACGCTCGCGCCGTTCGCCACAGCTCGCATCGACGCCTTCGTGGAGGCGGGAGTGCGCGAGCACGAGTGGCTGTCGGCGCGCGATGACGATGTGCGGACGAGCCATCTGATCGATCGTCAAGTGCGACACATCGGCTCGGCGTTCTCGAACGGCCTGATGTATCCGCACGACCCTACCGCGCCGGCAGAGGAAGTCATCAACTGCCGCTGTGTCGCTATCCCCGTCGTGGAGGCCGCATGACCAACCAGCCGCTGCGCTACAGCTACGACGAACGTCTTGACGTGATGACCATCGAAGGCGTCAGGTACTCCGGCCAGGTCTTCCGCCTCTTCGCGGTGCCGCTCGCGGGCCGACAACACTTCATGCAGTGCGTGGAAGGGGTGGACGTCATCACCGAGCGTCGCGTCTACGCACCGTTCGGCCCGATCGGGCTGGGAAAGAATACCGATTGCTGGGTGACGGAGGTCGGCGACAAGAAGGGGTGGGTCAAATGTTCCTAGGGAGTGTGGAGGCCGCGTGATGCGATGCGTCTGCGGTTCAGAACCATGCCGTCGGGATGCGGCCGTGGAGGCATGCCCGCATGAGCGGGTCGTGCACGTCGCGACCGATGCGGGGGTGTCGTGGTGCTGCCACGGCTGCGGATTGTCAGGGGTAGGGAATAGGGAGGCCGCGTGATGCACATCCCGGAGGTCTCCGTGCGCTTGCTGCCATCGCGGCTGGACTATGAGTACGACCCGCGGATCGACGTGATCACGATCGAAGGCGTCAGGTATTCGGGTGACTTCTTCCGCCTCTTCGCCGCCCCGCCTGCTGGCGTGCATCTCGTCGTGGAGCGTCGGGACGGGATGATCACCATCACCGAGCACAGGGAATGCACTGGGGGCCCCGCATGATCGAACTCGCCCCGTATCCAGCAGGCGGCTACGTCGCAACCTCAGACCCCGGCGAGCCGACGACCGGGCACCCGCGCGTGAGCATCACGGACAGGGAAGGGGACGTCCTCGCTCGCATGTTCGCCGGGATGAACGTCCTCGAAATCGGGACCGGGCTCGGGAAGTCCACGCGGGCGATGGCCGCTACGGCAAAAGACATCGTGACCGTGGACCCCGATCCGTGGGTTCGCGAGCACGTCTGGCCGGGGCTCGCCGCCCTGGAGGTCGTGGGACTGCACGTCTCCGTCGAACGCCTCGGGCGGAACTTCGACGCCTGCTTCATCGACGCGGACCACTCCACCTCCGCCGTCACGCGTGACATCCGCGACGCGCTGCGCCTCGTGAAGCCCGGCGGGCTCATCGTGCTGCACGACTTCAACTCGCCTGGCGTGCAGGAGGGGGCGCGCGCGGCTGGCATCGAATGCGAGGCCATCGCATCCACCTACGGCCTCGGCGTCTATCGCATCCCCCAAGAGGTGACCCAATGACCGACAGCATCCATTCCGCCGCTCCCTGCGAGATCGTCCACGTCAACCGCAAGTCCGGTGTCGTGACCCACACGATCACAACCGGCGGGGTGAACCTCAACGGGCACGATGTGGTGCAGGAAGGCGTCGACCTGTCCGAGTTCACGAAAGGCGGGATCGTGCTCTTCAACCATGACGACATGCTCCCGGCGATCGGCAAAAACGTCGGGCTGATGCACGAGCGCGCCAACAACCGATGGGTCGCAGACACCGAGTTCGCCAAGACGCAGTTCGGGGCGGAGCTGCTCTACCTCTACGAGAACCGCTTCATGCGCTCGTGGAGCATCGGCTTCCGGCCGGTGGAACAAGAGGCCGTGAAGGATTCCAAGGGGCGGATCGAATACATCCGCTTCCCCAAAACCATGCTTAAGGAGTATTCGGCCGTGACGCTTGCTGCCAACGTGGACGCCGTGACGCACGCCGTCACGGACAACCACATCAGGCCGGCGACGTTACGCCTCCTGAGTTCTCTGCACCAACTGATGCCGGAGTCGACCCGGTCCGAAGCGGACCTGCTCGGCCCCGCCCTCACGAAGCTGAAAGCACGAAGGGAAGAACTCGCCCAGTGGGCGAGCAGGCATCTAGAGGAGTAGAACACCGTGAGTGAAAACAATATCGAAACGGTCGTCTCCCAACTCGGCGGGCTGGAGTCGCAGCTCGCCGGGCTGATGACGGCAGGCAACAGGACCGACGCGAAGATTTCGGAGTTCCGATCCGAACTCACGCAGATGAGGATGGGCCTCGATTCGGTCAGGGAAGAGCTGGCCGAGACGGACACCTGGGCCGCGGAGATTGAGGCGAAGGCAGTCCGGCGCACGGAGCAGGGGTACGACGGCGTCTCTCCGCTGCTCGAAGCCATCAAGACGCACGACCGGAAGTATGTCCGGTTGAGCGAGGCGTTCGGGTACGCGGATCCGATCCTCCACACGGCCAAGGCTCTCTGGCTGCGCAACATCATCTGCCAGAACGCCGCGGATCTCCCCCAGAAACAGAAGCTCGACATGATGAATGAGTCGAGGCTTCTGGAGCGTGGATTCGGGGAGGCCCTCGTGTCTCACGCGGCGCAGGGCGAGACCACGACCGGAACGGGGATCGAGACGATCCTGACGCCGGTCGAGGCCGACGTCCTGAGGCTGATCAAGGACAACTCCTACATCCGCCAGGTCGCGCGGGTGATCCCGATGGTGAGCAAGACGCACGCCATCCCGTCACTCGATACCGACGTCACCGCGGCCTTCACGGCGGAAGCGGGGACGATCTCGGACTCGATGGCGGCGACGAACTGGTCGCAGAAGACGATCACGGGGAAGAAGATCGCCGGCATCGCGACGATCAGCAATGAGCTGTTGCAGGACAACATCATCAGCCTGCCGGAGTTCCTCTTCGCGGCGATCGCCGAGCAGATCGGCCGGCTCGAGGATACCGAGGCTCTCGAAGGCACAGGGACCAACTGGACCGGCATCAACGCAGCGACTGGCGTGAACACCATCGCCGCGACGACAAACGGCGACGCGGTGACCCTGGCGAAGCTCATCACGGCCATCTTCAAGGCCGGTGACGTCGACAGCAGGCAGAACGCGTCCTATTTCATGAGCCCGCTCATAGCGCCGAAGGTCTACGGCATGACGGACACGAACGGTCAGCCGATCTTCACGCTGCCGATCGGATCGACCCAGGCGCAGTTGCCTACCGGAGCGCGTGGTGCGCTGTTCAACTACCCGGTCTTCGTCCACTCCGGCATCAAGGCGGACAGGACGAAGGGCACTGGAACGGCACTCACGAACATCTACTTCGGCAACTTCAAGAAACTCATCATCGGGGACCTCCTCGGGCTGAGCTTCTTCACGGATCCGTACTCGCTGTCATCGACTGACTCGGTGAAGGTCCGGGTCACGAAGCGCACCGGATGCGTGGTGGGTGTGCCGAAGTCGTTCACGGTGATCCAGGACCTGATCACGACATAGGAGGGGTGAATCAATGGGCTGGGCGGAGAGAGCGCGGAGGAAGTTCCAACGGAGCATCGAGAAGAAGCCCGGCATACTTCTCGCGCTGCCGTCTCTGGAGGGGTTCTCGCGGACCGAGCAGGTCCTGCGTGCGCTCGTCGCTGGCGCTCTCTCCACCCGCCCTGATTTTCCCTACATCGTCGACCCGATGGTCCTGACGTCCCGCTATCCGGTCAGCGATGCCCGCAACGACTGCACGCAACACTTCATGGAGAACACGGACCACGAATACCTGATGTTCTGGGACGACGACCAGATCCCGCCGGACAACTGGGGGGACCTCATCGGCAAGGGCGACATCGTCTCGGGGACGACGTTCATGTGGAGCGCCAGCCGCCCGCCCATCAAGCGGCTCCAGGTGAACCAGTTCAAGATCAACGACCAGAACATCTCCGAGACGCTGTCGCCGCGCCTCGAGGGGGACCCGTACGAGGTCGACGTCGTGGGGACGGCCTGCATGGTCATCCATCGTCGTGTCTTCGAGCGCCTCGGCCCCCGGCCGTTCTCGGAGCCGGTCGGCCCGGATGGCAGGCGCGCGATGGGCGAGGACATGGCGTTCTGCCGGGCCGCTCGCGCGGCCGGATTCAGGATCACGGTCGTTCCCACCGTTCACTTCGATCACGTCAAGCCGGTCGGGCTGTTCGACATGCTCCAGTGGGGCATGGCGATGTGCACCCTCGCAACCCAGCGGGGATATCAGAAGGGTTTCGATGACGCGACGGCAGGATCGCCCCACGCCTTCGGGGCCAAGACGGGGGCCGCGTGATCTACCTCTGGGCCACCCTGATCGCCGCCGTCTTCTACGCCGTGACGCGCATCGACACTGGCGTCGAGCTGTCCCCGGACGGCCGGTTCTACTCGAGCGGCGCACCGAAGCCGCGCCCCTACTCGCTGCGCTGGCTGTGGCCCGCGCTGTGCGGGAAGAGCGTCCTCGCGTGGATGGTGCTGTCGGCCGTGTCGCTGATCGCATGGGGCCCGGCGCTCGCGTGGTATCTCTCGCTCACCGGGGCCGCGCCGTGGCAGCAACTCTTCGGGGTCGCGCTGCTGTGCGGGTTGCCCGGGCTGTTCCGGCTCAACACGCGCTTTCCGATCCTTATCGATCCCCCTGCGTTCCTGCTGGCCCTGGTGTCGGCGGCCTTCGCCCTATCGGGGCACCCGGCCTATTCGGTCGCTGCCGCACTGGCGGCCGGGGCCAGCAAGGAATCCGCGCCCATCTTCGCCGCAGCCTTCGCGCTCTCACCGTGGCCGCTCATCGGACTCGTGGCGTGCGGATGGTGGAGAGCGACCGGCCCAATCCCGACGTGGGCGGCGGAGTGGCTGAGGCATCCGGTCGCCTACGCGCGCAAAGCACAGGCGGGGGCGTGGCTCGACTGGAAGGTCGTTGCGCTCCCGTGGGGGGCGGTTCTGCCGCTGGCCCTGTGCGCGCCGCTTGACCGGCGGCTGATGCTCGCGGCGGCAGCCGGTGCCGCTCTCGGGTACGCGCAGATGTTCACGGCCGTGGACCGGGCGCGCCTGTTCTCGTGGGCTGCACCGGCTGCGATCGCGCTCGCCGTGACGGAGGTCCCGGAAGGGTGGGCGGTCCCCATCGCCGCCGCGCACGCGCTGAATCCCTACAGGGGGACGTGATGAGAGTGACAGTGGAAATCATCGTCGATCGCGGCAACTACACCAAGGGCGCGCGCTTCGAGATCGAAGAGCAAATCGCCCGTGAACTGGCCGCCAACGGCATCGCCCGGATCACGTCCGACCAAACCACGGCCGAGCTCGTGACGGAAAGCGATCCGCCGCCCCGTCGCCGCAAGCCCCGGGAGATAAAGTAAGTGTCAACCACCATTATCGCGGCGCAAAAGGGCCAGACGACCGAGATCGTCTTCGATGTCATCGACATCAACGGAGCGAATCTCACCGGCCAGGCTGCGTCCATCGTCAAGGCCCTGCGCGACCCGGACGGTGCAGCGGCCGAGACCGTCACTATCACGGAGCAGGGCTCCAGCGGGTTCTATAAGTGGTCCTTTAACCCCACCAAGGGGGGCATGCCCCCGAAGAACTATTACCTGCGCCTCGATGAGCCGGTCGGCTCTGCCGAGCGCGTGCATCAGTGGCAGATCCAGTCCTACACCGCCCTGCCGTCCATCGCAGGGCCGGTCGCGAACCTCACGACGCTGGCGCACGTCAAGGAATCCCTCAAGATCCCCACGGCGACGACAGGGGACGATGCCTTCCTTGAGAACTCCATAGCCCGGATGAGCGAGTGGATCCGCGCACGTATTCGGCCGCTGGTGATCATCCAGGAGACATTCACTGAGCGGCATACGGGCGACGGGTCGTCGTTCGTCTGGCTTGACTGTCGGCCGGTGCTCAGCGTGGCGAGCGTGCACGAGAGCCTCGAGTGGACGTTCAACGCCGGGAGCCTCCTCGCGTCGTCCGAGTACGACGTCGGGGTTGCGTCCATTCTGCGCAAGAACGTCGGCTTCTACAGCTGGCCGCGGGCGATCCAGGTCGTCTACACGGCAGGGTACGCGGCCGTTCCCCTCGAGATTGAGCAGCTTGCCATCGATGCCGTGTCGTGGAAGTACCAGATGCGCACGAGCACGAGCGGGATCGGGGGCGTATCGAGCCGGACGCTCAAGGATGGCTCCGTCACCTACAGCAACGCCCAGGGTGGGGCGGCGCTCCCCAGCGCGATTGAAGACGAGCTGGGGCGCATCCGCCAGCAGAGCATCCGGGGCGCCGCATGAGAGTCACCATCCGGCTCAAGGGCGACGAGGCGCTCGACGCGAAGCTCAAGGCGGCATCGGAGGCCCTCGCCGGACACCCGTTGCAGCACGCGCTCCTGCGCGCCGGACTAGTCGTCGCGGCCCAGGCGCAGCGCAACGTCACCCTCGGGGGCACCGGCCTGCGGGTGCGCTCCGGCCGGCTGCGTAGCAGCATCTACGCCAGCGCGCGGGCCACTGGCGTGAGAGTGGGCACCAACGTCCGCTACGCGGCGATCCACGAGCACGGCGGGACGATCAACCACCCCGGCGGCACGGCCTACTACTTCGACGAGCGGCGCGGCCGCGCCGTCTTCCTGAGCAATCACAAGGCCGGCGGCCATAACTTCCCGCGCACGCGCCCTCATCCGATACCGATCCAGGCGCGCCCCTTCCTGCGCCCCGCACTCGACCAGAAGCGCTTCGAGGCGCTGTCGATCATCCGCAAGGTGTACGCGGGCCCGCTCGCTATCGGGGAGGCCTGACGCATGGCCGACGCGCGCATCACGGCGATCAGGGCCGCGATCCTCGCAGCCATTCAGGGGATCACCGTCGCCGGCGGCTACAACCACGACATCGGCCAGACGGGCCTCTCTCTGGTCTGGCCCGAGCGGATCGTTGGCACAGGGCCGGCGGCGTTCGTGTGGACCGCCCGGGCTCAGCGAGAGGGCGCGACGTCGGGCAGCGGACCGCGCGCGCGCCGCATGACTGCGGTCGTCACCGTGACCGGCTGGACGCAGGGCCTGCCCGCCGGCGGGACCGACAACTTCCTCTTCGACATCGTGCGCGCCGTGGAGGCGGACCCGAAGCTCGGGCTGTCCTACGTCGAGAGCTGCTTCATGTCGGCCTACGGCGACATGGTCACCGAAGACGAGATCGCGGCGCCGTTCGGCCGCGTCGATGCGGAATTCACGGTCGTCTACACAACGGCCATAAGGGAGGTGTGAGGTGAAGCTCATCTACAACGGCCCTTTCGGTGCCGTGAATCTCGCCGACGGAACGCAGATGCCCCGCGGGGCGACCGTCGATGTATTGGACGCGCTCGCCGCAGAGCTGCTCAAGAGGCCGGATGAGTTCGCGGCTGCATCCGCGCCCGTGACGGACGACGGAGGTGACGCGTGACAGCTCAATTGGGGTGGGAAGCAATAATCGGCCTCGGGCACGAGTCGACCTGGGGCACGCCGGTTGCGCGCACCAGGTTCATCGAGAAGACCGTCGTCACCGGCGGGCTGAAGCACCCGCTGCTCGATCGCGAGACCATCAAGGGCCGCTCGCCGGTCACACCGTTCCGCGGCGCAAAGCTTGTCGACGGATCGATCACCTCGGAACTCCTCTACGAAGGCTGGGAGGATCTGTTCTACCACTTCTTCGGCAAGAAGTCGGTATCCACGGTCGACGTGACGGCACAGATTCACAATTTCCTTTGTGACGACACGCTGGCGATGCCAGTGGGGCTGACAGTAGAGGTGAAGTACGGCAGCGTCGTGACCGAGCTGTGGGAGGGCTGCAAGGTCGAGTCGGTGCAGCTTGTGGCCGACATCGACAAGGTCCTCAAGGCGACATTCCGCCTGGTCGGCCAGGACATCTCCTCA